AAGGGCAGAGTTGATCTCCATAGGGTTATGTGATTGCACTTCCACGTAAAAATCTTGTCCGAAAGTTTGTTTAAAGCCCTTGAGAAGAAGTTCTGCTTCCTCCATGTTACCTTTATCGATAGCCTTACTAATGAGTCCATTAAGACATCCGCTGAGAACGATAATACCTTCGCTATAATCATTTAAAACCTCCCTGTCAATACGTGGCTTATGATAAAAGCCTTCGTTCCATGCAAGTTCCTGCAAGGTGTTTATATTCTCTAAGCCCTTTTTATTTTTAGCTAAAAGAATAATATGGTTGTATGCCTGAATAGACTTATCTGTTTTAGATGATCTATCAAATCTATCTGTTGGCGATATATATGCCTCTACGCCAAGTATCGGCTTTATGCCTAATTCTTTTGCAGCAATTTGCATATCACGATGAGAAGATAATGTTCCATGATCTGTAATTGCAATTGCAGTTTGTCCAGCATCTAAAGCAGCTTGGCATAATTCTTTAGGCGAATTCAATCCATCCATTAATGAATAATATGAATGAACGTGTAAGTGTGTAAAGCTCATTTATTTCCGCCGTTTCTTGTTGTGTGCCGAAGGTGGGATTCGAACCCACGCTGTATAGATTTTAAGTCTACCGCCTCTACCGCTGGGCTACTCTGGCATAAGGGAGCAGATTGCTCTGCTCCCTGCCAAATTATAACCAGTCTAAGCTGCTGTTTGTAGCAGTATCAGATTGTTCTTGTCCGCCTTCACCATTAAAGAAAGCTTCTTGTTCTGTGTATGGCATGTCACGAATAGCAGTTTCTTCAAGCTTGTATAGCTCTAGTGATGATGAATCAAAATCTGTTTCATCCTTACCTAAAGGAATAATTGTATAGCTTGTATCCGTCTTTGTTCCAGAACGTTTAATGCGCCACATGAGATTTGTAATACTACCCATTTCTCCAGCGTATTCAATTAAAGTTGGTGTTACTGTTTTTCCACTTGAACCCTGTGAAAGGATTCCAACATATGGATCCTCTTTACCGTCGTCAACAAGGACGTTAATGTAAAGTCGTGAACGACCTTTCCACCCTGCCTTATAATCTTTTCGGTGTTGTTCGCAGCCATAGCACTTTCCTTGATCTTCCATTGAACATAAAGCCTTACGGCGATAGTCTTTTGGATTTGTGTGCTCTACTGCAATAAAGCCAAGCCCGTGCTTTTCGTTGTAGCTTGGTGAATCTGGATCAAGCTCTTGTAGAAAACGAATCTTTACGCTTTCTGTATCTTCTAGCTTTACCCAACGTGCCTTTGTTGTGTCGCCACCTGATGACTGTGGCTTGTCCATTACTTTGTTTAGGTCTTTTAATCCCTTTACGATACCCATTTATATCCTCTTTTCATATAGTTGACAGTATATATCTGCCTGTATTGCTATTATATCATGGGTTCCAAGATCGATATTCGATGTCGGAAACTGCATTTTTAATACAAGCCTTTATCTCATCTGGTGACATATCGCCTGCATCTTTTGCTGCATGTGGATATATCTTACCATATTCATAAGAAGCCCACAAGATGTCTTTGTTCTTTAATTTATTAGCAATGCTTATACCTAGAGCCCTGCCTGCTTCATCTGCATCTGTCATTATAGTTATTCTATTAAAATATCTATTTAATAAATGTTGTTGTTCGTTTGATATAAAACCACCAAGCGTAGCAACTACATTTGGGAATCCAGCTTCATGTACACGTATAGCATCAAAGCTGGACTCAACAACAATTACATGGTCGCCAATCTTTTTTGCACGGTGCACATTAAATATTGTTTTGCTCTTAGGAAGATTTGTACTATTTTTAAATGACTTACCTTCAATTGATCTACCGACAATTCCTATTGGAGTTCCATCTGGGCTATGAACTGGAACAGTTACCATGTTTTGCTTAGGTGAATATCCTAAAGAAAAGTATGTCATCTCTGTTAGATTAATTCCTCTTGACTTTAAATAGTCTTGAGCGTCTTTGCTTTTAACTAAACCATTATATAGATCCTTAAGCGTTTCTTCTGAAAACTCTATAAAGTCTGGCTTGTCTTCTAGTATCTCCGATATTAGTTCATCAAAATTATTTAATGACTCAGTTTCTTTTGTGGCAATAAATCTCATAGCTTCAAAATCATTCTTGTGCAATACTCTTTTTACTAATTCAATCAGGTTACCAGCCTCTCCGCATGAAGGATTAAAACAAATAAAGGCACCCTTGTCCCTACTTACACTAAAACTAGACGTGTGTCTATTGGAATGAAAAGGACAATAGCACAAAAAGTCATTAGACGTTTCTCCAACAATGTCAAGGCCAAGTGATTTTAGTATGGATTTGATATGGTTGGGCGCATATTGCGTGAGATTAGCTTTCCCTGAGAGATTCCCTCTGATAGCCATGCCTTCTTCTTTCCTACATAAACTCCATGCAAGGTCATTAAGAACTTCCATGTTTCTCCTGTGAATTCTACTGCAAACGCTGGGTCTATGTCAAGTACTCTTGCGTAGCCCTTGTCTCTCATTTGATGAGTAAGCATGCTTTCGTATTGATGTTTAATTTTAATAATTTCTGAATCATCTAAAAACTCTACATTTATTTGAAATCTACTAATTTTTTTGTGCGTCATTTTGGAAAGGATTTTCATAAATCTCTTTGATGATACCTCTATTGATATCCCAATCTAAGAACACGCTAAAGTCTTGTCCGTGTCTATTCTTTCTGCTAACAACCTCAATCATATTTGTATTCGTATACTTATGAATTGCTATTGCCATATCGGCATCATACTCAATAGCTTTGGACCACGCAACCTGAGATAGCATTGGAGGGGCATCTTGATCGGTTATGTCATCCATAGTTGCCGCCGTAATATCAATTACTGGAATACCGTTTGTCATTGCAAGCATTTTAAACTCACGTGAAATATTCATATTTCTTTCTGTAGCACCAGAGCTTCGCTTTGTATCAGAAAAAAGCTGGTGGTAGTCAAGAATAACTAGATCTGGTTTGTGTTGGTCTATCTTTGCCTGTACCGTATTTGCACTAACATCTGACATTCCCTCGCTTGAAACCAATACGAATCCATTTTTGTTTTCAAACTTTTTAGAACCCCAGGTACGCAGGTCATCTATGTTTACATCTCCCTTTGCAAAGTCGCTTGCACGAAATAATCCAGATCCCATCATTGTATAGATACGGTTACGCATATCTTCTGGTGACATTTCAAGGGAAACAATCATTGGCTTAAAGCCTTGCTCCCACGCCTTGCATGCTAGGTAGGAAGTAAACCATGTCTTACCACGTCCTGGCCAACCAATAGCAACAATCAAATGACCTGGTGCCATTCCAGTTGGATACGCCTTATCAATAGCATCAAATCCAGTAAGAATTCCTGGGCTACCGCCCATTGCAGCAGATCTTTCTTTAACTGAAGTAAAGTGTGCTGTTGCAGATTCTAAATCTGTTACATCTAAATCTCTTACATTATTTGTAAACTTTGAAAGCTGAGATAACTTTGACTGCATATCTGCAATTACTCTGCCAGCAGAATCTTCTTTAAGGGCTGAGCCAGACTGAATAATAATACTCTTAAGTTTATTAGTTAAGAATTCATTCTTTAACTTGTCTAAGTAATATCCAGTCTCTGCTTTTGTTGCTACTGGCTCAAAGTCTTTAAACTTTTCTACTAGGATACCAGCCTCTGGCACTGCCTTAAACTTATAATAATATAGCTTTAATGATTCCCAAATGTCTCTATGTGAGGTAAATATTTCATCTACGTTATCGGCAAGTAGTGTACTGATGTCTTTATTTTTACATACTGCGGAAATGACTTCTGCTTCTGTATTCATTACTCACCGCCTTCAACTAACTTCTTCGTTGCCTTTAGTAGCATACGACGATTTTCTACATCCTTATCCATTGCAACTTTAAGATAATCTATCTTGTCAAAGTTGTAAAAGAAAAAGTTTAATGGGTGCCCAGACTTACTTGTTTTAAAATAGTAGGAAAGCAGATCTTTTGCATGTTCAAAGCCTACGCTATCTATTACATCCTGCATAGCCCACTTTTCTCTAAACTTATTTAGCTTTGGCTTTTTACCATACTTAGATAAATATAGAGATTCGTATAGGCCAATTAAAACATAAGGTTCTTTTTCACTTGCCACGTGTCTTCAACTCTTCTTCAACTTCACGAGTCTTTTCAATAAGCTTATCTTCTACAAATTTATAGACACGTTCTGTTGCAGCCTCAACGCCTTCGCCTTGACGAACTGAATCTTCTATTCCAATGCCGATCTTAATGCTTTCGTAATTGCCAAGGTTGCGAGTAAACGATAGGTCTACTTTAACTCTAGTGTCTGACATTATTCCGCCTTCCATACAGGGACAAACTTTCCTTCTTCGGTCTTAGTATACAATATTAAGTTGTGTTTGAGAAGTGCCAGTATCTCAGCCCTTGACGGAACCTTTGATGAATGGCCAACCTCTAAGATAAACTCATGTAGATCTAATATATCCTTATGGCTAAACATAAACTTAGACCATGAACTATCTGGGTTTCCAATTGGATATATTCTTTTAGGGGATTTAATCTTTCCCTCTAAAATATAATCTTCAATTGTTACCTTATGCTTATTTAAAAGTGCTGATACATCTTTAATTGAATAAGCATTTTCCATATTCTTTTCTACTAATGTGTACGAGTATAACATTCTTTTTTTATCTTCATACGACCAGGCTATCAATTCATCTTTTGCTCTTGATGATTTTAATACCTTATGGATCTTCCCGTTTAAGAAGAAATAAAGAAACTTTTTGCGTGCTTTTGATCTTTTTTGTCTAGCCATTTACCTAGTGGACTCGTCTCTTTATTAATCATCCATCGCTTGCCGCACATCACGCAGAACAACTCTACGTGTAGTTTTTGAGAAAATACTCTATCGACAAATACTCTACCGTTACATTTTTGACACCACATTATAAGCTGAACATCTTTCCATCAACGACACAAGTATAGTTTGGAGATACGTGAATCATTTGAACGTGTGGGTATTCTCCATTTTCAATATGTGCAATGGCAAAGCCTTTCTGCCAATCGTGGTGCTGTGTGTACTTCATTCCTGGGCCCTTCTCGTCGCACATGTGACCAATCTCATATCCACGCAGAGTCTCTCCCTCTCCGTTGTTTCTAAGTTCATAGGTAACCATATGTGAAGCAATTCTATGTGAGTGTCCTCTAATTAAAGAAACTTGCATGTCTTCCATATCTTTTCTTACAGATCCTGTTGCGGAAATTGAAAGACCATGGTGAACGTGTATATCTCCAAAGCGTTTCTTTGGTAGATCATTGTAATAAATATAATCATAACCCAGGGAATCTAAAGACCATAATGATTCTGGCGTAACTTCATTTAAATAGTCTGGCAGCTTAGCATCAACATAATTAAAAATTCTAACGTCGTGGTTTCCTAGAGCAGAAAATAATTGAGCCTCTGGTAACATGTCTCTTGTCTTTGCATAAAAATCTCTAGCACCCTTTGCTTCATGTCGCATCATTGGAACAATTAAATCACGACTATCATCTTTATGAAGCTGCATAAATTCTGCTGATCTTCCTTCTGTATATTTACTATAGCAGGCTTGATCGTCTGTGTCTCCCAAATAGTCTACGACATCTGGCTTAAACCATTTCATAACTTTAAACCATAGAGCAATCATTTTATCATCTTGATATGGGAATTGCTGGTCGGATGAGAGCATCCATTTTAAATCGTTTGACATTAGTTACCTTAATACGAAAAAAGTCACGGGTACGTGACTTTGATGTTACAACAATTGTAACATATTAGCTTGAATTGTCAATACTAGTTGTTGGTAATTGGCCTTAGATATACTGCAATCCAGTATATTCCAAAGTTATCTTTCTTTACATTAGATGTAACGTATATGGTTTTTTGTAATCCTGTACCATGAACTGTTGCGGAAACAACTTCTTTTGCATTTAGCTTTCCGCCTAGACCTACAATAATCCACGGATTCTCTGTCTTGCCAGTATACTTTCTACTAAGCTGATCAGATATATTTATAGTTACAACATCATTTGCCTTTAAATCTACAGACTCTCTATTACCAGCAATAACTGGAACGCTAGGCCCTAGCAAAGAATCAACAATATCTTCTGCCGTTGACATTGCTCCAAAATTTCCTCTAAGCTTAACTAGCTCGGTATACATTTCATTTAGAGATGTAACATTTAATGGTTCACCTTCTTGGAATACATTTGCCATTATAAATTTTCTCCTAATTCATGCATATTTGTTTCGGCTTCACTTACCTCTATTAATAAGGATCTATTTAATCCATACTTATCAAAGACATCTGGGCTTATTATATGACGTCTCTTATTCTGAGATACTAAATATATCTTACCATCTGATATGTTTTTAATCAAGGTACCATCTCTAAATCCCAGCTTTCCTGCCGATTTAATATTAGACAGCGCAGTGTCAGTAGCCAAGACCTCAATAAATCTCCACGACTCTGCAGCCCTTTCAGATATAAGTTTATACTTTTTATTATCTTTAATCCAGTATGTACCTGTATCTGTTTTAACTGCTATTCCTGATGGGAAATTAGTTGGTGAGGTTATCAAGACTGTTTGAATAGCCCTTGATTGCTTCTTCTTTAGCATTTTTCTCATCCATTAATTGTGTCAAATCAGCTCGCAAAATTGCAATCTGAGTCTCATAATTTGCTACCAATTCACCAATGCGTTGTTGTAGCGCTGTTATAATTAGTTCGGCTTTCTCTGCCATGTTACCCCTATGCTGTAAGTAATGCTAGCTCTGTTGTAAGAGCAGCCTTCTTTGCATTTAGCTCTGTAATATCAGAGTTAAGAGCAGAAATCTTTTCAGCATCTGGAGACTGTACAGCCTCTTCTTCAATAACTGAAACTTCTAGGTTGTAAATTGAATACTCAATATTTTTCATATGCTGAGTTACAATTGCAGCCTTTTCTTCGTTTGTTAAAATTGCGGACATTTTATTCCTCCTTCCATATTATAGCATAAAGACAAATCACTTGTAAAGACTTAATTCTGATTCTAGGGCAGACATCTTTAAATTTTGATCCCTAATAAAATCACGTATTTCTTCTTTTTTGGCTTCTGTAAAGGTTTCAAAATACTCCAAGTCTTCTGGCTCAGTATATTTAAGATGAGATATTGATATTTTTATTAAATCAATTCTTTGCTGTAAAATTTTAATTTTTTCATTATTGTTCATATTTATCCTTCCTTTACGCAAACGACAGAGAGGCGTTGCTTACTGGTGTTGTTGTATTCCTAACAGAAGAGCTTGTCTTAAGTCCAGTCTGATTTCCAGTCTGTGTTGCACCAGACCATGCATTAACTCTTGCCCTATAGTAATAGTTACCAGAAGCAGATGTAGTTCCAGATGGTAGGTTTGTTGACAAGCTTATTGCATTTCCAGATACAGACAAATTATTTGCAGTTCCTAGTGTCCAGTTTATTCCGTCCAAAGAGTTATCTAGATGAATTGTGCATGATACAGTATTTGTAAATGTAAAACTAAATGTAGCTTTTGGATTATTAAATACAAAGTTTGGGCTAGTTCCAGACCTTCCAGTTGTAGATGCACTTATAGTAGAAACAGTCGGTGTCGGAGTAACTGCATTCCATATTGCCCAAAATGTAACACCGCTTTGAGTAGGAGTATAAGTTTGGCCAGGCTGAAGTGTAGATATTAAGTCACCAGATAGTGGGTATCTCCAGTTAGAAAATGTAAAATTAGCTCTAGTTCCAGGACTTGGAGCGGTGTGTGGAGTACCTGCATTAAATGGACCCGTTGTTACAGTTCCAACTGTTCCTCCATTTGAATTCCAACTAACGCTATATTGAACAGTTACTGCTGAACCAGTTGTTTGTGCTGATCCAGTGTTGTAGTTAGTGCGTGGGGTTGAAACAGTTACCGTTGCACTTTGTCCACTTGCTAACCCGCTTACTGTAAATGGATAAGTGCTACCACTTATAGTTCCCCAGGAAACACTTCCTACAGATGTTGAAATATTCCAGGTAGGCCAGCTGCTATTATAGTTTGTTACTGAACCAGTAAATCCACCAGAAATTGATGAATTTGCTCCAAATGTTGGAGTTAAGGCAGTTCCAAGAGATGTTGTTCGGCTTACAGTATTTGATGCATTTCCAATTGAATTAAAAGCTGTAACTGTTGTACTGTAGCTTCTATTTGGCTGTAACCCAGTAGGTGAAACTGTTGTTGCTGTAGTTCCAACTGCTGAATATAAAGAAGCTGCGGTAATTGAATCATATACGGAAACATTATATGATGTAGCTCCACTTGATGACCATGAAACCGTAAAACTGCTTGATGTAACACTACTATATGTAATTGATGGCGTAGATGGTGGAGAAAAATAAGTAACAGCATTTGTTGCACTTGTATTAGTTGTTCGATTAGCTGCTGTAACAGATAGGGTTGATGTTAATGTTACTCCAGTGCCCCCCTGATTAATATCTGGATAAACAGTTATACTTCTTAAAGTAATAGTTCCAGCTCCTGTCCATAACAAGACTGAAGGATTTGATGCACTAGAGTTTCCATTATAAATTTGTGGATTATTTGAGTTACCAGATATGTCATAGGATATACGATGGCTCTGTGCATTTGTTTGTGTCCATCCAGCATGAATTGTTTTATTAGCATTTATTGCTCTAATAGTTATATTAGCATTTCCAGTAGATGTGATTTGAAATGTTCCTGATGTTGTAAGCGTAGTTGGATCTGCTTGTTGAGCTAGTGTACCAGAGCCAGTTACCAAGCTTAGGTTTGCAAATGAAGTGTTAGAGCCATTTGTCCAAGATGTAGTTCCAACATTTGAAGATGAAGTTGTATTTATTGATGTTGCAGATGAGGGAAATAAGGTTGTGTTGTTAAGAGATATGTCGCTAATTGTTGCAGGAACTATAGTAGTAAAGGGTCCAGTAGATAAAGCACCATATGTGTCTTCACCATTTATTGGGTATATCCTATATGAATATGTTCTTGGAGCATCTGTTAATCCAGTAACGGAAATTGGGCTAGATGGGGAATTTACAGTTGTAGGATATATTCCACCTATAGATGTTCCTCCAAACAATATATCTATATTGTATTTAGTCATATAAGAATGCGTATAAGGTATTGATGCGGTTGTAGATCCTGGAACTATTGTTCCAATTGTTATAACTGGATAACCATAAACAAGTTTATAATTTGAGTATTCAGACGGAGATAAAGTAGCAGGGTTATACGCCTTTACTCCAAAGTAAAGGGCTTTATCTACCATGTTTAACTGACTTCTATAATCAGTTGTTGGAACAGTTAAAGATATAGAAGTTGATGAGCTAACTGTCCCTTCATAATAATTAGGCGCAGTTGTTGTTCCAGAAGCAACGGTATTTGAAAAAGATTGTAGAGTCCAAAATGATGCGTTGTTTGGCATTACGCTTGTCCACATTGAATTTGATCCAGGAGCATATGAGCCTAGGTCTGTCCAGTAAATATAGTTTGTAACAGAGTTACCTATATTATTATTCATTGTTGATTGATATCTATTGCTTCCAGAATAAACTATGGCACCTGATGAATAAATTGTTCCCCCGTTATATTCAGAAATTCCTGACAATGATGAATTTGCACGGTATCTATTTGAATTATAATAAACATTATCTCCTGTAGAATATGCTGTACCAGCATTTGTCCAGGCGCTTGATGCAGATAAACTTGACACTGCTTGATATGCATATCCATTAAATGAAAAAAATGCTCCAGAAGAAACTGAGGCTGTAATAGAAAAGGATGTTGGTGCTGGTAAAGTAAAAGATATTGTGTTATTTGTTATTGAAGTAATATTATGATTACCATTAAACAAGGAGTCCATTCCAGACACAGAGACCGTATCGTTTACTTTGTATCCATGACTTGCTGAAGTTACTAGAGCAGCAGAAAATCCAGATAAACTTTTATTTGATACAGACCTTGCTTGAGAAAACGTAAGTGGATGACTTGTAGCACCACTCATAAAAAACCATCTATAGTCATATGATGTTGGAGAGTTTGTCCATGTTCCAATATTTCCAAATGCCGTGCCGCCTACAGTTGTGCTTCCAGTAATTGATGGATATGGTGATTGTGGAATTGGTGTTCCGTAATATGATACCAGCACAGATAAACTTTCAGAACTTGCATTTGTATTATACGTAGAGTTTGTTGCCATAAACTTAAATCTAAAATACATATCTGATCCAGATGTAAAATCAGATCCAGATAAAACCTTAGTAATAGAAGAAGATGAAGATCCAGATGCTGGATTTGATGTAGACTGAGCTGTTCCAATATCTTCCCAAACTGAATTATTTGAGGACTTTTGCCAAATGTACGTGAATCCGTCTGCATTAAGCCAGTGATATCTTGTTGATGTTAATGTAACAGCAATTGAATCGTTCATTATTGTGCTTCCAGAAACTCCGCCGCTGGCAGAAATCTGTACCTTTGTTTGAATTGTTGGTGTTAGTGTGGCTGAAAAAAAATCTGACCAGACCCCTGCTGCTGTTTGTACCCTTGCACGTATTACATCAGACCATGTATTGATTGCTGTTTTAACTCTTAGCTCAGTAACATTTGCCCATGTAGATAACCCAGTTTTAACTCTTATTGCCATCTTAAAATCCTAAGCATACTGCAACCAAATATCTCCTATGTAGCTATTGGCAACGACCTGGCTAGTTCCAACTAAAGTATTCCTAATCCAAACATTTCTAATATTTTTTGTTGATATGCCACCAATGTCTGTATCTCTATTAATTTGGTTATTAGCTCCATTAAATAAAGTATTTCCAGATAGCTCAATAGGTCCAGTAATTTCTGTGGCTGCATTTATTTCAAGGTAGTCTGATAGCAAATGAATAACTCCGTTTGACGAAGCATTTAAAGTTACTAACTGAATTACGTTATCTGCCTCTATTCTTCCGCCAGAAAGCGTTAATGTATTAGATGCAAAGCTGCCCACTGCGCCGCTTGTTGACAATGATCCAGAAAGCATAACGTTGTTTGCTCTAATAGATGCATCAGAAGCATTTATTAAAACATATTTTCCAGTTGTATCGTATGCATAAATTCCATGAGTTGAAGTTACTCCACCAGCTGTTACTGATGATGCAAACTTTCCAATTTCAACTGCAGCATTTGGCGTTACCCCATCTACTGCATAGCTTTTAATAACCCTAAGTTGTCCAGATATTGTTGGTGATCCAACGCTTATAGATCCAGTAAAATTACCAGAGTTAGCATTAATCTGTCCAGTTACTGATAGAGTTGTGCCGTTCCATGAAAGGTTATCTGTTGCGCTGCCAATTTTTATTACTGCAGCGTTATCTAAAACCGTATTGCCAGATACATACCAATAGTTATTTGTGCTTAGGTACAGACCTTTATTAACACTATTCCCACCAATTCCATATCCAAGCTTCATGTCTCCAGCAGTTAAAGCTTTTGTTCCAGTAATTGCTCCAGTAAATGCTGGAGTTGTTATTGTTACCGTAGACCATGTTGAAGAAACATTATCATACTCATCATACACCCCTAGGCCAACCTCATACGATTGGTTTGCAAGCATTCCATATAAAAACGTAGATGTTGTTGTCCTTCCTGGAACAGACATAAATGTATATCCACCAGTGCTGCCGCTTATTCTAAATCTTATTTTATATCCCAATGTTGTTGTATCAGAATTTTGAGTCCAAGTAAATGGAACTTTGTAGTTAAAATCAAATAGACCGTCTCCATCAACTGATGGCGTACCACCAGTTAGCGTACTACCGTTTGCTGGAGCGGTTGCATCATACCCACTTGGGTTTGCAGAAGCAATTGATTTAACATTAGAGTAATTTGAATAAGTTCCAACTTTTGATTTATGACGAATTTTTACATATTTAGTGTTTAAGTCAGATACATATTTTCTTGCAATAGAACTAGAACCAGTTGAAACCAGAGAATAAGTTCCTACGGCAGATGTAGATTCCCAAACTTCTGTATAACTATAATAATCAATATCGGTTGCTGCGGTAAACGGTATGATGTTTACAAAATATCCGTCAAGTACTGATGTTAAACTCCATTCACTATCTGGAATTGCTCTTCCGTTTATAGTGTCTGTATTTGTAGCACTGGTAAAAGATACTCCAGTAGATGTACCATCATTGTTTACAACTTGAATTTTTCCAGCAAACCCTGTTGGTATATATTTAATACCATTTGATTTTCTCCAGGTGTCCATTCTTGCTTCAGTTACTTCATATTTTTGTTGCTTTTGAGAATTATCCACGTTGGGAGTAAATTTAGCAGTTGTTGAAACTCCATCACCATTAAGTGCGGTTAGTGTAATTATAAAACTTTTAGAACGATTAGTTAATACTGCATTTATTAATTCTTCTGGCCTATCAAATAATATTGTCATGGTACTGCCAGACCATGAGCTTGTAATGTTAGAAACTTCTGGAATAACAACATTAGATGTTTTTACATCAAACACAGCTGAGTAATCGCTAATTGTTTTATCTTCATACACCCATGCAAACTGAATGCTATAATCTGTATCTAAGTTAAGGTCAGTTAAAACTACGTCAATATAATTTTTATCGTCTTGAATTTGACTAGTATCATTTAAGAGGTCTGGCGGAACATATGCCGCACCTCCATTCTTAATAATTAGATCTGTCATTAGAAGGATAGATCCAATCTATATTCTACATCTACCTGTCTTCCTGCCAACTTATTAAGAGGGGTTGTTAAGGCTGATCTACTTACTAAACCATATGAAGGATCAAATGTGTCTTCGTCATTAATTCTTATTCCATCCATATATACAGTGCATGCTCCACCAGAATCTGATGTAACAACTATTCCAATTTTAGAAATTGCTTTTGCGTCTGGATTATTTACTGGATTATTTAACATGGTTCCCAGAGAAACTGATTTAATTCTGTCCCCTGCGGAGCCGTCTCCAGAAACTTGTGCTTCGTAATAAGCTGTTGCTGAGCTATAAAATCTAATTTTAATATTTGAAAGATTTGCATCAGCTTCATTAAAAGCAAACGTGAGTGTATCATTTACGCTGTAGCCAGATATGTCTAAGCTGTTTACAGATGTATTATATTGAATAGAAGATGATGCTCCAGATGTAGACATCTGAACTAAATACTTTCCAATTCTTGGACTATTGGATGTTACTATTGGCGGAAATGTTGTTCCATTTGAAGATAAAGTCCATAAACTATTATCTTCAAAGTCAGATAAAAATTTATCGTCATAGTTATTTACAGATGTTCTTAGTCCTGGGTATAGACCTATTTCTTTTATTGTTCCCGCCACATCTTGTGGAATAGTTGTTTTATATATAACAGAATAATTAAATCCTCCTGATCCGTCAGATTGAATATCTATGCTTCCATATGAAACTGGAAGTCTATAAAATTCAAAACCTAGCCTGCTGTTGCTAGCAGATACTGGGTAATCGGTATTATTTGCTATGCCAAAAGCCATGTCTTTTTTATTAAAGTCTGCGTTTCCAGCTAGATAGTTAGTAAGAAATCTTTTACCAAATTTTGTTATAACGTTTTCTGATCGGCAAATCTCTTTACCATCCTCATAAAATATATAAGTACCTTTTATCATTATTTGCCGCCGCTTCCCTCTGGAACTGCAATTCTAGCATCTATTCCAGACAATATTTTTCCACTGCTATTTCTAATTCTAATAACTAATTTTGCTTTTGTTTCATTTGTTTTTGTATCTAAATAAACACTTTTTGTTACAGATTCTATGTCTGACAGTTGAGGTATTTCATTTGGTGTTCCTGGGCCGTCTGGTCTTTCAACCAAACCTTCCGCGGAACGAGAAGTTGGATTTGGGGCATATCTAACATACTTTTTATTCATGTAGTATGAATCAGCCGTGCCAATATTAACAACTGGTTCGGCGTTTTGCGTTAGATCTAAATTGCTTATTCTTGGTTTACTGGCCATTTATTTATTATACCATTTATCAACTATAGTGTTCTACACACTATTGAAGTTGACATCCCTTCTGAATATGAATGATTTACGTTTGTAACTATAAACTTTTGAGAAGTTCCGTCTAGGCCGTGGTAATCATATTTTATAGATATAACATCTCCAACTGAAATTAAAGGATTTCCAAACATCTCTAGAGATGAGACCATCTGCTTTTTTGCCCATTGAGTCTTAATCCACTTTGCCAAATTAATAACATCTGAGTTATTTTGTAACCACTGAGAAGAAAATATAACTGGCTCTTCTGATGTAAACTCATTTGAAGAGTCATCTACGTATTCTAGAACTCCTGACCTAGATACAGTTTTCCCTCCTACATAAAATGAATTTGAATCGCCATCATCTAACGGAATATAGGTTCCAGAATTATTTAATACATATGCTTCTGCTGCAAAGGGGGTGGTTCTAGATCCTATTACAGTAGCAAACTGATTAGATCCAGTAGATGGCCAGAGAGGGTAGGCTGGTCTTGTGCCATATTTAATATCAACTTTTCTAATCTCTCTTGCAATTATACCAAACTCTTCAACCTCTCCTTTTATTGGATCCGTTTCAGATAATTGATTTAAAACCTTTTCTCCATACAAAAATTGAATTGAGTTGCTTGAAAATTTTCCGCTGTATAAATTATATATGTACTTTTTATTATATTGAAGTTCTGTTAATTGCATACCATAAACATAATCAAACTTTGTAGTTCCAGTTGTTGATATCATAGCAAACACATTTGTTGGGGATAGTATTGGATTTTCAACTGTCTTTGTGTCGACAGCCTCAATCATATATCCGTTTATATAAACTGTTATTGTATTAGCCAGCGTGGTGCATTTTACTCTTACGTCTACTCTATATGAATCTCCGCCGTAAATTCCAGAAAGCTTAACCTCTTCTGTTTGATTATCATCTAATTTTTTAATAGTATTATTTTCAACCTTAATAATTGACAACTCGTTCTTAGTAGATATCGCAGCCTTTGCGCTTGTATCAATTTTTATGATATATCCAGAGCTAGCATTTGAAGACATAAAGAATCCTATTCCGCCGCCTGCAATAGGATCATTTAAATTATTTTCCATAAACATTGTTGTTCCAAAGGAGTAGTACTGGTCTGTTCCAGTTGTTGGTATTTTAGTTAAAGCTTTATAGGCCAAAGAGTAGTCTGTTTTTGAAGGAGAGTTATTTGTTACACAAAAAAGTGATCTGGCGGCAGCTACTGTATTTTTATTATTAAGGGTTCCCTTTTGTAAGTATCCGCTTGCCGCATTAATGCCCTCTATTGTATTAGTATTTACTGCACCTGGAACTCCAAATTTTATAGAGGAATTACTTGATGCAGATGAAGTTCCAGTTCCGTCCCATGCTTTATCTATAGTTGTCCATGAAGATATAATATCTTTAGATCCAGATAGATGATTACCTAAAGGCGTTGAAAATGCCTGCCTTGCTTTAATTCTATATTTACCAGTTGGTCTAAAATAAGCTGTTTCTGGTTTTGTATAATCTTCTGCACCTGCTTTTGCTAAAGCTCTATATTTAAAAACATCACTTTCATTTTTAATTACTACATTGGTCCAGCTAGTTGTTCCTATTGGCTGGTATGTGTATTCTATAGCATCATACTCAATAACCTCAGAATTAATCAGAAGGTATCCGCTAAATGAAAATAAAGATTGTATTGTTGTGTTGTCATCAGTTACAATTGGAAGAAGTTCTACCCAGCTGTCTTCTCCAGCCGCTTGTGATGACAGAAGATCTTTTTCTAAAGATAGCGCTCCCAAATAAGATGTTGGTGACTTCCAAAGAGTTGTGTTATCTTGAAGGTAGTTTGAAGTCAGTGCGCTTTGCCAACGAACTATAACTTTATTTGCAGATGGAAGATCTTGTTTAGACATTGATATAATATTAGGAAGAATTGTAACTATATTTGGTGAAGTTCCTTCTTGCAAATCATTGTATGTTGCCTTCAAATCAACATCTCTATCTCTATACAAAAAGTCCCTGGTATAAAATTGAAGTACATTGTTTTCATCAAACACCGCGGTCATCTGAGTATCTCTACATATTTGCTGAAGGGTTTCCCATACGGTTGCGGAGTCATCTGTCCACCAGTAGGCTGGAGAAATTATACTGGTCTCTAGTGATGGATCTGGATGTGTATTAATATTATAATTAGTAAATCCAATATTATCTAATAGTCTTCTAATAATTGCAGTAACTGAATACCCCTCACAAAATATATCTGGAGAAACTATTTCCTGTAAGATTTTTGCCCCATCTAAACATTCTGCATTTACATTTCCGTATTCTGAAATTGACCAGCTGTCCATAAAAAATTTACCTTGATTTACAATATCATACTTTTCAGATGTCCCATAGGCCCCATCTGCATGATAAATTTTAAAGTGAGGCTTTACTTCAGATGATTTATAAAAATAAATTATTCCGTCTTCAAACGATGTAGTTGATTTTATGTAAGATACAGATTTCATAGACTCGATATTATATCTATTAAGTTGCAAAGACAGGGAGTTTGCGGATATGTATCCTACTGGCAATGTGTCTCTGGCTGAAGATGAGCTTTCTTTTAATATATCAAAGGACTCTACATCTTCTGATATGTCAATAACATATTTTGGTGCCACCTCAATTATTCCAACGTACTCATTTGCAGGAACATCAACAAATAGCCCAACTTTTGTAAGAGCAACACGTGCAGATGTATTTAAGTCTGCTTCATTTTTTGACCAGCCTGTGCCAGTATAATATATTGTTAAAGACCCAGCATCATAATTTTTTGTTGAACCAGTTTTAAATGTTTTAATGTCTGATGATGTTCCAGACACAAGCGACTGGCTTGCACCTCCAGGTGCTGTTGCTGAAATTGTCCAGGATGTGGGTAGTGAATGTGATATCTCAAACTTAACAACTATTTTATTTACAAAAATTGTTTTAGGATATGTTATAGAAAGAGTAGTATCTTGTCCAACTGGAGTTATAAAATATTTATAATAGGTATTAGATCCTGGAATATAAACTCTATAATCTTTTGGGTAAGACACATTTTTTGGATCCGCCCAGTCTCCAGAATCAACATCTCCATTTATATAATATTTAATTCCTGCAAGTTCTGGTCTGACTGGCTTTACAATTGTATCAACTGGAAAAAGCTTTTGAAAAGGTTTTGCTCCATTAATTGTTTTATACTCTGCTCCAGTTATAACAATATCATTAACCATTGAATTTAGGTTATATTCAATTAAACATCCTGCGGATATTTTTATTGCATGATTTGTTTTTAATACTTTTTTTAATTCATTTGATGCTGGAATCATTTAAACCTCTTCCAGAGATAAAGACACATTCCAATGAGGTTGTATACCACGCTTTACAATTGTAAATGTTGCCTCTGTACATGAAACATTATATTCCTCATATCCAGATGACTCTTGATTAGTTCCATTTTTTGCAATGTTTACTCTTATCTTAAACGTTCCTGTTCCACCGTTTTTATAAAACTCTCTAAGATCTTCTGCGCCCCAAGCCCCGTCTACAGTTAAAGTTCTATATGAAGGAAGCATCTCCCAACTTAGATTAAATGATTTTTTATCTGCAATATGATACTTTCTTAAAGTTCCATTAGACATTCTTCTTTTAGATTCAATTCTTTGGCTGCTAATTGTAAAAGAAGATCTATTGTGCTCACTTATTTTATTCCAAGATAATGATGATCCTGCTGGTGAAGCAAGTAGGTCTTTGGCTTCAATTAATAAAATTGATCCTCTAGGCATTGTCATGCTCATACTGTAATTCCTCCACCGTTCATGCTATTTCTTCTTGAGCCACGTGCATCCATTATAGTAACTATATGGCTTGCAAGCTCTTTAACGTCTTGTCCTTGTGCACCGTTAACTACTATTCCGCCTGCGTTGTAGTGATGAATTGATCCACCTTTATTATATCCCATATTTTGATTATTTCCAATAGACAAGCTGCTGCTTGGTACATTATATTTTGGAGTTGCCATTCCTCCATTAGAAAATTTAGGCATAGCTTTTTTAAGACTATCGCCATATGCATAATAGCCAAAATTATCTCTTATGTTTTCAAGATCTCTATTTGCTACATATTGAGGAAGGCCTATTTCACCTGGAAACATTATATTCAATGGATTTTTACTATGATTCTTTATTGCAGAACCCAAAATTGAACTTTCTGAATCTTTATTGTATTTTGCTCCAATCTGATGCAGTATCTCATGAATGGGAACGTCTATTGAACCGCTTCTACCTAAGCTAAGAAAATTGTTAGCTCTGGCAGATCTTAGATATATGTCTGATTCAAGGTCGGAGCGGGTATACCCTCCTGCCATTGGGTTATGCTCTTGCATAGATTTTTTTGAAATAAAATTAATTGGTATAACCGTTTGGCCTGCTACTTTATTTTCAGTACCTGGCTTTAAAACTTTAAAACGAATACCAGACATTTCTGTTAGTTTGTTAGCTGCTCTATAAATTGATTGGATATTGTCTTTTTTCTGTGCAGCGCTGTCATCATCCGCTAAATTTTTAACAGATAAATAAACTGTTTGTGAATTTTTAGACTTCGAAATTTTAGATCCATCTGATTGAAATTTTCCAACATTATCTCTTTGCTCAAACCTTTGAACAAGGTTTCTTAAAACTCCTGGGCCGTTAAGAAGTGGCCCAAGAGTATGCCCCAGGCCGAAAAGATCTTTAGCTTGATTTAACAAAAATTTAGATAAAGAAACTTTTCCTCCTTCTGCCATAAATAAAGAATTTGTTATGCCATAAGCTCCACTACCTATACCACCCATAGAAGCACCTGAGCCTGCGTAACGATCTGGACTCTTATCTAGACCCATCAATGGACCACTAGATTTTTTTGGCTGCTCTGCTAATTGGTGGAAGTAGTCTGAGAAGTTTGCTACCTTGCCATTGAATGCAAGGCCTGGTATTTCAGTCCCTCCCCATGGATCTTTGCCGTCGTTATTAAATATTGGTTTTCCATTTTTATCAAATCCCATTGGTGACTGCTGGTACAGTCTTTCTAGCTCTCCCCAATATCTTCCGTATGGGCTTCCAGTAGGTTTATTCTTGGAGTTATAAGGAGATTTTGGTTTTATCCATTTCCCAGAATTACTCAAAGTATCTACAACTTTTCCACCTTCTGCAAACTTCTTTACATTAATCTTTGTGCCTGCAAAAATTCTTGATCCACCCATATATTTTGGATCATTTAACTGTGGATTCATTGCCATTAATTGCTTAACAGTAATTCCATACTTTGCGGCAATTGCAGATAATGTATCTCCTTTAGATACGGTGTATCTTTCATTTTCATAATCTGATTTAGCATCATCTGCGCTGTAATATTCTTGTGTGCCATATCCATATTTAATAGTATTTACTGGCCTATATGAAGGTCTTCCAAATCCTACAATTGGAGCATTCTTTAAATTGTATTGTCTTACTTTTCCAAGTACGCCGCCGCCGCTTCTTTGACTTCCAGAACCTGATGTGTTGCCCTCTATAGTTGAAACTGCATTTTTGCTTAAAACATTTCTTACAAGACCCACGTGAGAAATTCTATTTACGCCATCTCCTGGAAAATTCATAAAGGCTAAATCTCCACGAACTGGATTCATAGTTGTCCACTTGCCACTCTTCATAAATGATTGTGCTCCACCAGGAGTCCATACCATGCTTGCTAAATCTACTCCAGATTTTTTTGCTGCCCAATTTATAAAAGCACCACACCATGCAATATATCTACTTTGCAGATCATAAGCTTTCTGTGCAAACTTTCCGAATATTGTGTCGTTGCCTTTTCTTTCTTGATACCCTAGCATAGACTCTGCTGTTTTAATCATTGAGTCTGCTGTTCCAGCTTTGCTTACTTTTCCGCCTTTTGCAAATCTACCAGCATTTATAGTGTCAAAGAAATCTGAACCGAATTCTTTTTGGGCCTTGTCAACTGAAGATGCTTTAATTACATACTCTCCATCAGAAAGCATTGCGGGAATTGAATCCGATGTAGAAGTTCCTGGTCCAATTACATTTCCGCCAAAATCGTACTTCTTTATTCGACCACCCATGGCAGCCTTTGGAACTTTATTAAATGGATTTAATTTACTATAAGAATATTCAGTAGATTTATTTTTTGTTGTAGAGTACTCAATAAATTTCCATCCATTAGAAATATAATCAGCGTATGCTGATTCTGAATC